ACAAGCAATCGCCCTTCATTAGGCAAGCCAACGAGCGGATGCACAAAGCCTTGTGCAGCTGCACAACCTGAAAGCAATACTGCTGCCATCAAAGCAACCAGGAAGAAAAGCAAACCACGTTTCATAAGAATCTCCTTTTGATTGAATCTCTTCTCCTAAATTCGTGCTTTCCGAATTTGGGGGAAAACGGCGAAGCCGAAGGGGGCTGGGGGCAGGAATCAAAAACGCCCGCTGTGCAAATGCACAACGAGCGCTCATCCTCGTAAAACATCGGGCCCGCCAATTGCTAGCCCTGCGAAATATTCAACTGCCAAAATTTTAAGACTCTCGTTCGCGCTTGTCAACCCTCTAAAAAGTTACAGCTGCCTTACTGAAAGCGAAAAGCGCCTGGGTGAGGGGGGCACCCGAGCGCTCTTCAATCAATGTCCATTATAAGAATTATTCATTGATTGTCAATCCCATGGATTGAGATATTCCTTTTGAGATTTTCAAGTTGCTTATCTTGACTGCTGCGCACCCGCAGCTCTTCCAACGCTTGTTTTTCCTGCTCTGCCCAAAATTCTTCTTTTGTCATTCTTGCAGACCATAGATAAATTGCAAATGCAACTCCACCAATCCACTCACGCACAGTATCATAAAATAGTTGCTTGCCCATTTTTTGCCCTCACACTGATTTCTTCCAAACTACTAACAAAAACCATGAATCTATCATCACTCAATCTATTGCATGGAATTCCACTGTCAGTAAAATATTCTTTCAATCCAGGCACCAAACTCTCACCGCTAGGCTGCGTAGGATCAAAGCCAATTGAATGCTGTTCGGTAAATTCGATAATTTTGTATTCGTTACCAGCATCATCAACACATAGAAATTCATCAGTCTTTGTTCTCATTTCCTTCTCCTCAACACTTTATTCACCAAATCCAACCCCTTCACTTTCAGTCTCATGCCAATAGGAGCTTTCTTTCCACGCGCTTCAAACATCTCACATGAATCTTTATCGCTCACCCTCATGCGAAAAAAAGGTGACTGTGAATTGGAGCACCACGTTCCCATTCCTGGAATACCTGCATCCATTTGACCAGGCTCTCTCCAGTATTTGCAGTTCGCACAGATCTGCTTCATCTATCCCTAGGTAACGGTGGCCAGATCTGATTTTCATCGATGTCATGAATAATGGTTCCTGCCGCGTTAAGAATATCCTGGGCGAGCTTATCACCCTCGATCGCACGCAAAACCAAATAGATCTCGCTCAGCCTGGAGAGGGGAATGTCACCCTCCACGCGTGACTGAAACAAACTGATGCTGCGTATTGCAATCTTCTTGCGTTTGTCTTCTATATCAGCCATTTCTTTGTTCTCCAATTCTACTATTCTTCCCATGCCTCTCATACAACCATGCCAATGCTTCCTCGCCCGGATGCCACGTTTTGGTCGTTCCGCAGCATGTGCACTTCCAGGTCATATGCATCAACAGAGATCCCTCGATATATCCTGCCACCTCAATATCGTTGGGAATCTCTCGATCCACATCCACAGCCTCACGGAATAGGATCACCTGCGTTGTGTGATATCGGATCGTCTCTCCATCCACCTGTGCCTTGGCTTCCACTCGCTTCAAGATCCCCAGTACATGGGATTCATTCGCATCGCACTTCCATTTCTTCAAATTCTCAAAGTTGCTACGGTCCATAATGTTCTCCTTTGTCACCTTCTCCCTTTCAGGGAGAAGGCAGGGTGAGGGTCAGCCCTTGCCACCAACGGCCACGCACTTCTCCAGCATCCAGGTTGCTTCCAATAAAACCATCCCTTCCACATCCTGGTCATTCGCTTCACGTGCAGCGGCTGGAAGTCTCCGCATGAACGCATACCCAGGTTGAAATCTGAAAGTGCTCCAAAAAAAGGTGTGCGCCTGGCTGAGCGCATTCCTGATCGTGTATTTCCCCTCTCCATTTGTACCCAAATGGGGAGGGGGCAGGGGTGGGGTCAAACTCCAAACCACCAATCGTCGAAACTTCTTCTCACTTCCAACGCACGCAATATCCAGTACCCCGCGATATGGGTACTCCGCTCGATAATGCCAAACACCTGTCTCCTGCTTCAAAACCCCGCGCTCTAAAGAACCAGGCGGAAGAGCAATAAAAAAATTGGACATCAAATGCAAATGCCTGATGCACTGAGGATCTACATAGTTCTCGACGATGATCAAATCCTTCATCGCTTATCTTCTCCAGGTTGCCCCACGGTCCTTTGGTTCGACCCACTTGAGCTCAAGGAAGTTGAAGAAATCGATCTCCTCAGGCATGATCAGATGATTCGTATCAGTCAGGAGGGCAATCGCCTTGTCAGCCTCCCTGGGAACTCTAAACTTTTCGATCTCCCTGGTGATCCAAACCACCTGGTGCTTTACAAAATAACCGTTCGGCAATGCACCGCCGTGTTTTCGATCCGTAACCACCCAATGACTGAAATCTTCAGGTCCTGTCCTGATCACAGACTGAACGCCCCATTGTGACGGTTGTATGTTGATGAACAGATCCACCTGAATCCCTGCATAATTCAGCCAGAGCTTCTTATAACGATCACCATCCGCCTGCAGGAGAATCGCACCATCCTTGCGCATCTCATCCACCAACTTATCTAAAGCGGTGTTATAGGACCGTGGAATCGGCTTTCCAAATTCCAACCTCGCTCTTGGCACTGGTGCCAGATCAGGCGCAGCCAGGATTTCAATATCTCCTACTTCAGGCTTCAACCTGCTCAGGGACCCTTTGATCTCGATCCTGGTACACACAGGCCGCAAATGCTCGACCAAACTCTCAGCTACCTTCAATGCTGCACTATGGTTCATGCCTCACCACCTTCTTGAATTCAATTACCCACACCCACGGATTAGAGTTCCACTGGAACGCCGCGAAGTCCTCAGCCTTCCTTCCGCTATTCACTGATCCCCACAGAGACCGAAAACTTGCAATCGGGTCAGCGGTGAAGAAATTATCAGGGTTGGTGTAATCTCGAAACGCAGCTGGGAAGCCAGGCGGCAGGTTTGGATCAATCTTGTATGGGTTCACAACTTCAACGCCTTCAAACATCGCATCGTCACGGCTGATATTCTGCAACCGCTCCACACGCACTTTCACGATTTCCAGATTGATCCTGCTTGCCCAGCGCGGCATGTGAATAGATGGTCGCCAATGAGCATCACCCGCAAAACTATCTGCAACGATCTTTGTCTCATTGGCTTTCCACCAGATATGATCTCGATTCCCGCATCTGATATCTTTGCAGTCCATATCATCATGCGCCCACGTTTCGCGCACCCAAAGCCGATCACCTGGCACGCCATATCGGCACCGTATTACTCGTCCGTGGCTTGGGTTGCGGGTTTCCCATGTCACCCACATATTGGGCAGTTTCATTGGCAATATATCAATGGGCTGTTTCTTCAACACTCGCCGCGTCTGCGTTTTGCGACCTTCGAGGATGGCCTTTACCATCTCAGCAGAAAAAAGGATTGGTTTCTCGTTCATCATGCATTCACCTTCTCCAACTTACGGATCTTGGAGCGCAGGATCCTTGCCTTCGTTTTCTCCCCGCGCTTTGTGACTCTCTTGAACGCACCACGCAACAGATCCAAATCTTCAACGCCATAATTCCACAACCCGCTCTGCAAATCATCAACGGACGTATTGATCAACCAATCAATTCGTTCTCGCAAAGTTTTATCAGCCATCACACACCTCCTGTTCTCAAGCTACTTAGTGCTTCCAACCGATCGATCTTTTCCCGATTCACTCGATAGCGTTCCTGATCATCAACGGTCATCAATTCGAATTTCACCGCAGCTTTACAAGCAGTATTGATCCTGGAAAATGCATTAGGTCCTGTCAGCCCCAGACCTTCCACGATTTCCTTTGAACTCAATGACGTGCTCCAGCAATAGCGCAACACGCGCTCCACAAATCGGGATGAATCTTGTCCCAATGACTTCTTTGCTTGCATTACTCTGGCGCTTACAGCAGGCAAAGACAGGATCCTGGCAATCTCATCTTTCGGCTTTGATGCTCGTTCCTTGATCACAGATTCACGTCTCGCTGCTTTTACTGCATGTGATTTGTATGGCTGCGACTTTTCTTCAGCTACCTTACCGACCTGCACAAATTCCACCTCCAACCCTTCCGCCTCTACGCCAAAGAAACGACCCCGATAGCGCTGCATCTCATCAGGCGTAAAAACGGTGTGGAATTCACCTTTGAATCTTCCATGCAACAACCGCCCGACTCTCTGGGCAAACTGCTCACGAGCTGCGCCCGCACCAGCAACCTCAATAACCAGACGCAGATCTGGAAGATCCAAACCGCGATCACCTACCCTGCTCACCACAGCTACATCACTTTGTTCGAGGATCTGCAGCTTGTTTCTCGTTGTTCCCTGGATAAAAGGGACATCCAATGCATTCGCCAAGGCCTGCCCTTGCTCTAGCCAATCGCAATAGATAATGGCACGGCCTTTGCTGTGTGTCAAAAGATTTTTCACGTACCCTGTCTTCGCCTCCAATGTGGAAACGGTGGCCACGATCACCCGCGGACGTTGCAACACACCCAGGTTGATCAATTCAGACCAGTTAATTGTTACAGGGAATCCAGATAGGGCAACAATTAAGTGCTGACGGTTATCTTCACGCCAGGCTGTGCCCGTCAGCCCGCATCGATAAAGCGTTTGAATGAAAGCCAGCTTCGAAAAAGTATTGGCTGGAAATCGTTGCGCTTCGTCCGGAATAATGAGATCCCATTTCTTCTTCGCATACTTGGCTGCCCCCTGATAAGTTGAGATCGTCACGTTGGCATTCGGCGCCCAATGTTTCACACGGTCCTTCCAATGATCTTGCAGGAACGTCGAATCAACCAAGATCAATGTCTCGCCAACAAAGTGATTCAGGATCAGGCAACCAGCCAGCGTTTTACCTGCACCAGGTGGATAATTGATCAACACTGCCCCCCTCGATGTAAACTCTTCGGTTGCACGATGGATATATTGAGAGCCAGCCTTTTGTTCCATAAGCGCAATAATTTCAGCTAGTTCATCAGGAATGCTCGCATTCTCATTCCAATGCGCTTCGTCTACGGGCGTGGGTGTATAAGGCAGGATGCCATCTCGCACCAAAGCAGCCACAAGTTTGATCCAGCCATCACCGCCCTTGACTCCAAATGCACCCTCTCCGCGCTTTGTACCTAAAAATTGACCATAGCGACGGCGGAAGGAAGATTCATCGCCCTCAGTCAGTTGGATGTTGCTGCGTGTGCTATCGATGATGGCTTTATGAACGGGTGGCTTCCATCCCAGATCGTCCATCACCCACTTTGGAAATGGAGTGATCAAATTCATGGTACGCGTGACACGTGCTTTGATGAAGGCTGGTTCCTGCGCAACGATTTGCCCAAACACTGGCATGCGGATCCCACGCCAGGCAATCATCCAGGCCTCATGCTCATTGATGGGCAAAAGCGTGTACGGTCTTGTCAACGTCGCACGGATCGCATCTGGATCCAGTTCAATACCCTTTTCTATACGGATATATTGAGCAATCTCCAAAGCGGCAGAGTCTCGAAACTCGGTTATCTCTTGGATACGCTGATCAAGAATTCTCATTGCATTTTGAGCATCTTCAAAAATCTTTTTCACTTCATCCATCATCATCTCCATACTGCCAATCATCAACCGCCAACCGAAAACTCACCAAACATCTCCCCTCCCCCTCTTAACCAAAACCCGCATGTCGCGCACCTGTCCGAGCGCACGCAAAGTTATTGGCGGTTAAAAATAGGTTCATAGTTTTTGGCGGTTAATAATTCTTTCTCCCTCTCCAAATGGTGTTCTCCCATTTGGGGAGGGCTGGGGTGGGGCTAATCATCGAAACGATCGAACAACGCTGTGCTGGCTGCCTCTGCTTCACGGATCAGGCGCACCAGCTCCTCATCAGGCGTATCAGGCTTCACATCCTCGAGCGCCCTCCCCATTTCAAGCCAGCGCATCACAGTAGGAAAGCGTGTGCGGGCAGGCAAAGCCTTGATCTTCAGCAGCATAGGATGATCCTTCGGAAGATAACCATCCAATCGCAAACGCTCACGTTCATATGGCAGCTTGGGTCTTGCCATCAATTACCTCGCTTCTTGCGTTGCGTAGGAGGAAGATTTACAGTGATCGTATCTTTGAAGTCAATCATCACTTTGCCTTTCTCCACGCGTGCTTTGAATCCGAGTTCTCGGAGAGCTTTGGAACACTCAAAAGAATGTTTGCGATCAAAATAAACCGCCGCACCTTCATTGTTAGAGGCAAGGAATTGACTTCCATTCGAAGTGCGGATGATCACACACCACACATTTACTTCTGTTTCTTGCATAAGTATCTCCAATCGCTGAAAGCTGATCGCTATCACCTACTTCTTGAACTTCAAAGCCATCTTATAGAGTCCATGGCTGATCGCCATCACAGGCTCATCCAAAACAATTGCCTTCCCCTTGAACTTATCTTCCAGATAAGGTCTCAGCAATTCAGCGCCACCACCCACCACAAGCACAGCTGCAAAGCGCTTGAAATATTGACCCCAGCGATTCTCGATCGCACCTGTCACCTGTTGTGACCAGATCTCCATTGCAGGTTTCAAGATATCCTTGTCGATCCGCTTCGTTCGAAGTCGCATGTCAAGCTCTCCAAGCGTAAATAAATTGTCATAGCGTCGATTCACTTCTTCCAGCAACCGACGCACACCCATCGTCACACCGCCTGTGAACCGTGCAATATCATCGTTCTCGCGTGTCAATAAAAACTCGATGGTATTGAAGCCAATGGAGAGCGCCGCGGTTTCATCTGTCCACAAACGGATCTTGGCAGCGTCACGTGCCATCTCCCCATTATGGAAATAGGTGTAATCGAACAACGCACCCATCGCCTGTGGCTTCAAAGCGATTTCAGTGACTTCCACCTGATAAGATTCACCATCTGCGGTCCATTTATGACTGCCCATCATCCACTTCTTCACAGCAGATTTGTATTCCTTCGCATTCGACCCGATCAACATCTGCAAAGGCAAACCAACCATCAGCGAAAGTGGACCCTTGAAAGCGCCATATTCCAACTGATACTTCGACAACGCCGCATAGAACAGTGAGTGGATCTCTGACGTTCCTGTCAACCGATCAAAGTCCTGGTTTTCCATTGGGACCCCATAATCATGCGCATTCTCGCCCACGTAAAATGATCCATATTCGCTCTTGATCTCAGTGGGTCTGCGCTTTGACCTGGCTCCCAGGATGTTCTCAGCCAAATGTTGCGTTCCATTGGCTGAAACCTGGCTCAACACCTGCACACCACCCTGAGCGCCATACAACTTATTTGCGCCCATTCCCAAATCTTCACCAAAATAATTTACCGTAGTCATTTCTTAACTCCTTTTATGAACTGTACTGACTTGCATTTCGAACCATCTCACCTTGGACGGCTTGCCACTCTTCATCACTCAATGGCTTGGTTTCCTCTTCGGGAGCCTTCTGCCCATTCGATTCCTTTTCATTTCCATTGTGCTCACCTGCCCCATTGCTCTTTGCGTGGTCCATTGGGGGGGCTTGCTGAGCACTCAGCTCCTTCAACTCATTGCCATTGTTCTTCCACTGAGCCTGAGCCCTCACCACAGCCTTCATCGCATCAGAGATACCGTCTTGAGTCACTGCATATGGAGCTCCATCCAGCCCAAACCGATGCCGCACCAAATCAATGTTCCACGGTGGCAGCCACTGCGGAGCCTGATTGCCCAAAGCCTGCGTGCACATCAGCTTCACCTGCATGTACGTGATCAGATCATCGTATTGCTGGTAATCGGTCACGATCTCTTCAGGATCGAACTGCTTTGACCCATCACTTAGCAACCGCTTTGACATCACAGTCGTACCGTTCGAATGGTCCAGAACGAAATCAACCAACCCAGCGTGCACGGTTGGAATCTCATCGAAGATCCAATCCACGGTATCCTTCAAGGGCACATACTTGATTCGCCAGATCGATCTTCGATGCATCAGCAGTGACTTCACCGCATCGGGATGCATCCCCCTCGCTGCTTCGAACATCCGCACTTCAGGTGTGGCATTCGTCACCGCTCGCACATCTGCATAGATCCTGGCGAAATGTTCATATGCATAAATGCTCACATTGATCAACGATGCAACACAACAAACAATGAGCAAGCCTGCAGGTAGAATCGCCAGATCTGTCCATCCGGACTTCATCATCTGACCCCAGATGATGAACATCACAGGGATCAGTGTCGAAGGAATCATCCACTTCCAATTTCTAGGTTCATTGAACATCACTCACCTCCATCACATTTGCCATCACAAAATGTTCAGCTTCATCACGTGTCAACCATTCACACTCACCAAATGGAGCAGGAGTCTCGCCAAATCCCACCTTGAACCAATCCATGCGTGCATCCCGAAAAATCCAAACCTTCAAACCAGCAACCGTGCACACAAACTGCATCCATTCACCTGCTGCAAAAAATCGCTTCCCAAGTTCAGCATTGAGTTGCTTACCAATATCAACTTGGAACAATTCTTCAAAGCGCAAACCTTCAAACACTGGCAGCTGAACGCTGATTGCTAAAAGCTCTTGCATCATCCACCTCCCCAGAAGAACCGAAATGCCAACAGAAGCATCGCAATGAAACCGATCACAGCGAAGACATTCCATGCCTCGCGCTTGAACCTCTTCACAGCTGCTCGAAAATCTTTCTTCCACTTCGGTTCGCGGTATGTCCTGGTGATGAACGATCGCTTCTTGCTCTTCCGTTTTCTCATTTCAGCCTGCCTTTCTTGAACTTCCTGATCAATCGAATAAAGCTCTTACGCCTCTCACCCATCAGCTCATAGTTCACAGCGTTATTCCAGAACTTGCGCAAGTGAGTGAGAAGCAGTTTTAAAATATAGGTTTGGATATTCACTCCGCCCCCCCAAAAACATGAGGATCATCCTCATACATCCTCATAACTGCCTCATAAATTGGTCTTGACCCCATCCCTATTTCTATACAAGACAAACGCAATCCTTTAAATACCCTATCCTCATACTCCCTCATAAGCCTCATATTTTTGGGTGTGACTGTGTTGACTATCCGCAAGACATGAGGGATATGAGGCAGTATGAGGCAGAAAACGCCAAATGCACCCCCTAAAATTTGTTTTGTAAAGCCAAAATCACTACAAAACAAATTAATTCGCCCGTACGCCCAAAGTGCCTCATGCATCCTCATGATCCTCATAATTTCATCTCACCTTGACCAGGCTTCTCAGCTGAAGAGTCTTCCAGATCCGCAGCCTGATCCATCCCGAATCGGAACTTCCCGATTGCGATCTTGTCTTTATCGAGCACAATGGCGCTCACACCCTTGTGGCTGCCAGCTCGCTCGATCGGAAGTCTGAAAGCATCACGGCAAACGGAGCTGATGGTCCGTGATTTGATGGAGTCTTTATCCTTCTTGTCACTGGAGCCTTCCCCAAAATTCTCTACATCCGCGATCTCATTAGCCACGATCGCCAGGTCTCTGGCCAGTACATAACGAACTTCACCTTGCCTCCCCAGCTTGCCAGTCTGCACATACTTGGCATATTCCTCCCGCTCATCCACCGCCACCACTGCCCTGAAGATCAGCGCTTCGAAGCTCTCCGCCATGCGCTTCATCTCTTCCTCGTAATTCACTTCGGCGATCATGTTCAGATCTTCGAGCAGCTCTTTATCGTCCTGCATGTAGGCCAGCACTTTAAGCGGTCTCATCACCTGGTTCATGCGGGCGCTCACTCTTGGATCGGTTAATTTGATTTTCGGATCTGCTTCGATGCGTGGCAGCCAGGTGTTCAATCGCCAGTACAGCAGATCCTTTCTCAACTCATCCGCTTCGATCTCCAGCGACGGTGGAATCACTCCTGGCTCGATCCCTCTGCTTGTCAGCTCCACCACATCCCGCTTGAAAAGGTCAAAGGTGAGGCATCGAGATTCCGTTGCCGGATCCTTGAATGGACCGTACATCGTCAATAGCGTGGGACCAAAAACATTCGTGGTGGCTGGCCTGAACGTGTGCGTCCCATCCGCCTTCAGCACATCCACCATCGTCACGATTCGTGCTTGCTCCTTCATGGCTCGCACATTCAACAACGCACGCAGCTCACCGCGGTCTTCTTTATTGCCAGCCAGGGAATCAACCTCATCGATCATGAGAGTGCCAGAATAAATATGTGCCATCCCCTTGAAGCCTGCGATCGTGGTAAGCCCTGCAGTGGTCATCATCCGATAGCACACCCGCCCCACCAGCAGCATCAGCTCTGATTTGCCCGTCCCAGGTGCCCCACGTGCTCGCAAATACGGAAGATAGGGAAACGAGTCATAGACCCACGTGAAAAGAGCATACAGAGCCGCCTGGATCTGGTGAATGGTATTGTCCAGGAGGAAATACCGTGACAGAAACAGACGGATCTCAGCCACCAGCTCCTTGGCTGTTTTCTTGTTGCCCAGTGCGCTGGGCAATCGCACGGTGCCAAAGCGAATGTTGTCATCGATCATCGGAACATACCGTTTCCCATTGATGTCTACAAAATTGGCTGTGCTGATCTCACGCTTAGCTTGAACGTGGACATATCCATTCATGGTTGTGGTGATCCAGATGTGTGCATAAGCAAACTTTGCTTTCCCGTTTTGCTTCTCGTACATCATCTCCAGCAGGAAACCCTCAGTGCCATCTTCATTCACGGGATACCACCCACCGATAGTCTCTTCCCGCTCGAGCGGCTCATCAATATCGTTCTTTGCATCCTTCAATTCATCCCCGATCAACTTTGTGAACGGTCTGATCGGAGCGCCCTTGTATTCTGGGAAGAGATCTTCAGGATAGATCGCCTTTGCCAGCCTCAGGCGCATATCGTTGCGCGTGTTCCTGGGCATCCTGGCGATCAAAGGCAGAACAACTTCCAACGCTTTGTCACGATCCGCGCCTTGTTGCCTGCCTGCATAAGTAGCGGCCAATAATACGATTGGCTGAGCCTTATCGAAAACGTTCTTAACATTTTCAGTCTGCAGCTTTGGCTCGATTCCCTCATCCTGGTGATACTGAGCCAGGTCATTGGCATCCTTCGAGATCTTCTCATGCCCCTCGTGCACCCATTTGAACTTTGGCCAGCGTGCCACCCACAGCATGGGGCCAAAAGCAGTAGTCAGCGGAAAATCATTTTTCTTCCCCGTGATGATCGTTTCACCTGGCGTGTCTGCATCGGTGGCAAAGAAGATCGATTCATACTTGTCCTTCAGCATCTTGATCGTATCTTCGAGACTCTTCCACGCAGATCCGTTCAATGCCATCGCAGGGATCCCCCACTGTGCCAGCGTGACGGCATCCCCCTGCCCCTCCACGATCACAATGCGACCACGATCCCGCAAATGCATGTGATTGAAGAATGGGACCTTTTCCCCGGCCAGCGCGGCATATGGATTGAAGCTCTTCCACTCAGTCTCCTCAGATCCATGCTTGATTACGTCATGACCTGGCAGCTGCCTCCGTGATAAATAAGCAATCCGGCCATCGATCTTGTGCGCATACACCAGCCCAGGCTTATCCATCAGCCCATGCACAGCCTTCTCTTTGAAGTGGCTTGGGTCAAGACCATGTTTCTGTGCCCAGGCTGCCACATCCCCTTTGAAGCCCAGCACCATCACAGCATCAGGAGAATCATGCTTGATCCCATGCAGGTTAAATTCGCCCTTCATTTCCTGAACTTGAGCAGCAGTAGCCCGCCCAGAAAACCCCAGACGTGAGGCAATGATCGTTTCATCATTCCACCCTCGAGATCTTGCATAGATTAAGGCTTCTTCATCCTTCTGGAGCCATTCTGCAAATTTTCTTGCGGCGATCTGAAGCGCATCTTCCCTGGCTCGCACTGCCAGGCGTTGCTTTAACTCAGGTCCTTCCATATCCCCAATGGAAAGATTTGCACGTTTGGCCAGCTCCTGAATCGCTTCCTTCACATCCCACCCAGCATGCTGCTTCAACACCCAATCGATCACCGTTCCGCCCTCGTTGCAACTGCCAAAGCAATACCACGTTCCCGAATCAGGAAACACAACCAGCGCACCTGTCTTTGAATTCGCGTGAAATGGGCAGAACCCAGTCCAGTTCTTTCCAGATCTGCGCAGCCTTACCTTTGCATCCTCCTGGACCAGCTCCACAATATCTACTCTTGCTTTGATGTCATCAATAATCGTCATCAGCCTGTCCTAATCGTTCAGAAATGATCGAGCCCGTTTCTGGTAACTTGCTAAAAATTTTCGTGGCGGTCGCCAAGCCACCCCCCTATACCTTGAATTGAAACCTACCCCCTCATCCCCTATGAAACCGATCCATGCGACATAACCCCATGTTATGTCGCACCAATATTGGCGGTCACAAACCCCTTTTCTACCCACCACACAGGCACAGCCCATGCAGCCCCAGAATCGGAAGTTTGCGATTCTTTCTACTACTGCCTTAACCAACAGCAAGCGCATCATCTCTCCACCAACACTGCCACTGCGCGCCGCTAACTGCGGCGGATCATGCACCACTCTGATGCGCGCCAACCCAGTGCGCACGGAAGGTACAAATCAAACTTTCTTCCTTAATCATTTGCAGTAGCAGAGAGATACTTGCGCGCCAGGTCATGACCTCTTCTTCCGAGATCGGAACAAACCGTATGCTTGCATCGAAGACAAACCCGGCGCGCTTTGCCATTCATCATCACTAATAATCGGAGGATGGTTCAGGAGCGCGTAGATCCTTCTTGATCCGCTCCACATCCCAATAATCCAAACCTTCCGGAGCCTTGGGTTCTTCAGGCAAAGTAACAAGTCCCCCTGATGCGATGAACGCATCCACATTCTGTTGGTCCATCTTGGATGGGACATACAGATAATGAGTGTGCACCAGGATCCTGCGATATGAGCCAGGCAGCTCATCACTTGGCTTGAACGTTTGCTTCTCCAGGCTAACTGGGTTGTAAAACTTCACCTTGCGGCCATCCAGGCAGAGATATTCCCCAGTGACAGGATCTGGCTCAGGCTGAGCCAACCAGACAGTGCGCTGATCAACTTCCGAGTAACCCTCTTCATCACGGGCATGGATGGCATAGGTCAGTTGCCACACATCGAAAGAGACATCCAGCAATGCCTGGAGCGGAGCGATCGCTTTTGCATTGTGCTCATATGCAGCTTCACGACCTTCAAGGTAAAGTTGATATTCAGCCCTGAATAATTCCTTCTGCACTTCAAACTCACGCTCTTTGTTTGCCCTTTGCTCTTCCTCTTTTCGGGCGAGTTCTTCGCTTTTGATCCATAAGGTCACCATCTCATCCCATTGCGTTTTGCGATCTGGTAATTCCTGCAGCAACTCTAAGTGGGCCTGGCGTGCCTTCGCTTCATCCTTGTTGTCCCAAAATTTCAAAAGCGGAGTGCGAGCTTTTATGAATTCCTCTTCACACTCTCTGCGATAATCAGCAAACATCAAACGCGCCTTATATAAAGCTTGTGCCATTTGGTTATAGTTAAACTTGAACCAGCTGTAACCCTTCTCATTCCAGACACTGATCTTACTTTCACCATAAACATGATTACTTGCAGAGACATAGATTGGGGCTAGCTCTAACTCGAAGGTTTTGCCTGGCATTAACTTCCAGTCGATATCCACTCGCCTGCCACCGTCCATGAGACTTACATGTTCTTGCATGTATTCACCAAGCACGGCCCATGCATCCCCCAGCTGCTCAATGGTCTTCGCCCGGAAACTCTTAATGAGTTCCTGGGTCCGCTCTTCAGCCCTCTTCTGCTCAGCTTCTTCAGCGGTCTTTGCCTGATCAATCAGGCTCGTGATAATGGCTAACTCCTGCATCTTATTGCTCCTTTGCTTTGATATTAGGAATCACCTGGCCACGGACCCGCGTCCATGCACCGGATGTGATCCAATCCATAAAGCGGTCAAATGCCGCTAACAACCATTCCATAATGCGATCTTTGATGTTCATTCTTCAGGATCCTCCCTATCCTCGTATTCCGAAGCGAAGCGCATCAGTTCAGAGCGCATCTTATTTTCACGCCCTGCAACTTCATCCCACTTCTCTCTGTCAATCAATTCTTCAATACCATTCCGCACTAGATCTGCCAGCGTGCGTGGCTCCACAGCATCCAGTTCCCAGGAAGACTCGCCGAACTCATGAACGTATGTTTCATAGCGGCTATCAGTTTCCTTTGCAGGGTTCTCTGGTGGCTGCCACTCTTCCACCTGGTTCCAATTCAGTGCCAGGCGATGGACCTTTGTTGAATCGATCAATCCATACGTGAACATTTCCAAGTGTTCTGAAATATCGCGTGTCATATCGATCCCACTTGGATCGTGATCCCCCAGGTAGAAAAGGTGGACTTCATTCACGCAATCTTCCATCTTGGCAATTCTCTTACCCGCTTCATACATCGCTGATGAAGAGCTGTAGCCTTTATTGGCTGTAAAGCGAACGTGCAGATCTCTGCACACTGGCTCCAGGATGCCACTCAGTGCATCCTTCTCAACCATCACTTCCACATAGCACGGTTGACCTTCCCAGCGATCAATTCTGAACTGCTCTGCAGCTGCACGAACGATCTGTGCGGGGGATTCCCACGCATTGGGAATTACAGTTTCTCGATTGCGATCTTCGATCATGCCCCAATCGAGCATCCCTGCCAGGCGAGCATCACTGATCAGGTTGCCAATTCGTTTATAGGACTTGACCGAATTTTCGATATAGTCACGAGCCACCAGCTGGTAATACAACTGGCGCAAGCTCAGGCGATATCCCATGTTGCGATATTCGTTCAAAATGCCATTGGCAGTTTGGATCAGAGCCAGGCTTGCTGTATTAAATTTGTGGTCAATAAACTTCTCTTTCATTTCTTCACCCTCAATTCATGCTGAAGCAGAGAATCAAGCCCATGCGCTTATACATGTACTCAATCCCTACAGCCTGGTTGTAACGATCAGAAAAACGATCACCATGAAACATGCTTCTTTCAATGCCCATCAAATGCATTTCCAGAACAGCAGCATGCCAGGGCTTCTTAATGCCTCCTAAAACCAAAGGAACTGGCTTCCAGACCACGCAGGTCACCATAGATCTCATCTCACATCGCCTCCGCAGCTGCACGCATATCGCTCTCACGTGCACGTGTGTAATAAGCAAGGATCACTTCTGGCCGGTCCCCAGTTTGCTGGCACACAGCATCGATCGCTGCCGGCAACTTCCAGGGATCGCCCTTCATGTAGGCATCCATGTAGCGCAGAACATACGTGTGTCTCATGGCATGCGGAGTGGCTCTCACACCCGCCTTTGCAGCGATCAGAACAAAGCGCCTCCAGGCCTGGCCGCGATCGATCGCAAATCCCTTCTCATCGGTGATCAATGTTCCCTCGAGGGAATTGGGCTTGCGGTCCAGCCAAGTGCGGACCTTGTTGATTAATCTGGATCCGATCTTGATCGTTCGATATTTTTTGCCCTTCCCCCACAAGTGGATCTCTCCATTTTCCAGGTGCAGATCGCTCAATTTCAAAGTCACAGATTCGCTGATCCGCAGCCCAGCATCATCCATCAAAAAGAAAAGAATGCTGTCACGCAGCCCAATCAACGTATCTTCACCAGCCTCAGCTGCAGCTTCAAGCTTCAACCGATCATCTTCAGCCAAATCACGCGGACTCTTGCGAGTAGCATCCATAAAAGGGATCCACTCCGCAGGGTCATGATCGATCAATCCAATACTGCGTGCCCAGCTGATCAGCATTCGCAGGGATGCCAGTTTGCGGTTGTAGGTCGCTGGCTTGCTCTCTCGCTCGAGCGTTTGAAAATATGCTCGCAGATCTGCGTCATTCAGGAAATCCAGGGACCGTGCAGGTGTGAGACTCTCAGCGATCAAACGCACGTCACTCAAATATGCATCCATGGTCAAATGACTGCGTGCACGTCGCTTCTGCGAAGGTGTGCTGTGCAGCCATGACCCAAACGCCTCCAGCCAATGCATGGAGGGAGCAACGGGCAATTGCGTAAGATCAATTTGTTGGAGCATTACTCATCTCCTCGCTTGCTGGCTTCCCAGATAATTCCGCTTCCGTGAAAACCCATAGACCGCTCTGTGATGCCCTGGGTGTGATGCAATTGACATCCTTCAAGTGCAGAGTGGTCTGCTCGTTGATCGGCAGCCGCACCAGGTACTTGGATGTTCCACCAAATTGGATGACAGGCGATTGCACAACGCCTTTTCCGATTGGAGTCTGAATGGTCTGATTGAATTGTGGTTTCATCACTGCACCTTTACTGGAACAACTGCCAGAGCGATACAACAGCAATGGTGATCAATGCGCTGATCACGAGGAAGCGGAATAATCTCACCGTCTGATGTTGCTGGCGTTCATAACTGCGCTTCATCTCGCCATAAGAAACATGGCGCAGAGTCTTATTGAGATCGATCAATCTTTTGAACCTGGTCAACATCACTCACCTCCCACCCAATGCACTTCTCGTTCATCTCCATCCAGGATGAGCCGCATTACATGGAAGCCAGGCGGATCACCCACGAAATGGACGACATAGCGGTCAAGACCAGGATCGACCGATTCCACATGCTCGATGATCTCCGCTTGGCCTTCAGGCTTTTGCTTCGTGATCGGGTCTTCATAAACAGTTACTTTTTGTCCTATCTTCAACATGATTGCATCCTTTCTATAAAAAGCTAATAATGACTAGCCTGAGTGGCTTCCGAACCACCCAGGCTCAATCAAAAAATTGCTCACTCGAAATAAATCCTGCCGCGTCCGTTTGCCTTCTTCGCCTCTTCGACGATCTGCACAGCAGGCTCAAGGTTCTCCATCAAATTCAGCGAAGTCACTGGCACAACCGCAAACGTTGCAGGGACACCGTTCTTGATAAATGTCTCTTTCAACCGCTCACAAAACGCATTCTGATCGACGGGCTCGCGGCTGCCATCTTCAGTGATGCACACAAAGATCTCATCGCCCGAATAGCGCTGACCTGCCGCAACGTCACTCTCACGAAGATTCATCAGACTCTCTTTGATCCTGGCATCCACGCCCGAATGGCCATAGCGCTCATTCAACTTGTTCATATTGTCGATATCCAGGTAAATGATCCACTTGGCTTTCGAAGCGATCTTCGGCCAGACCTGTTTCTGAAAGCCTTCCCTCGTATGGCATCCATAAGCGTCATTCCACGACATGGCTTCAAGCTGGGCTTCCTTCTCATGAAGCTGCTCTTGCAGTTGGTTCACCAATTCTTCAAGTTGTTTTTTGTTCGGTTTCTTAGCCATTGTTCAATTCTTTCGCTTGATACTCTGCAATGTTTTTGTTATGATAGAAATGTGAGACGCAAATAGATTTGCAGACTCTCACTGACCATTACCACGGTCACCTTACTTTGCTGGGTCACCCAGTGCCACCTGGGTGACCTAACTGTTTGGCTAGATCGCTACTTGCCGTTGGGGAGATTGATGCAAACAATCCCGCTATTAAACAAATCAGGCCACATGGATTGCAAACAATCCGCGGCCCATTTTGCGCGCCAGTCCTTATAGGTTGAAATGCACTCAAAAAGCAGGCGCATATCAGGCTCATATGGGTTAATTTCATCTTCCCAACGGTTGACCGTTCCATAGGTGACACTTGTGTTGATTAAGTCCTTGTTTATTTCGTCCGTGAATTTTCGCAGGGATAATTTCTGCGCTGCTCTGTGTGCCTTGGTGACTTCGTAAATTTTTGTCATTCTTGGGTTCCTTTACTTGACGCTATACCGCAAAAACGTTACACGTATTATACAAGGTATTATTAGTTTGTCAAGCGCATGTAACAAACGGGAACTTTTGTCTTACAATACTGTTAATGCCCACGCTAACCTTCAAAGACTACTTTTTCGAGAAATTCCAGGAATGGGAAAAACAACAGCCTGGTAGAAGGTCCACCTATACTGCATTCGCTTTATGGCTTTCAGACAACTCGCTTGGAATTGAGCTCAAGCAGCAATTAGTTAATGATTGGATCAGGGGAAAGTACAAACCCAGTGGCGACAAATATTTATTAGTTCTGGAAGAAAAGCTGGGTCAAGAGATTTATGAAGTTCTAAATGTGAAGCCCCCCGATCCATTCCTTCAATCCATCAATTCTCGCTGGGATCGCATCCCATCCGATAAACAACAAAAACTTGCAAAGGATGCTGAACGCTACGAAGCCGAAGCACGGAAGAATGGATCTAAGAACATTTCTAAGCAACGAAAGCCTGCATCAAATTAATCAAGCCTGGAGACATATTCATCTTTGGCATCGGGCCTCCCTCTTCATTCGCGCCTGGTGGTGGTCGTGCTCATCATTCATTGAAATTCTAAATCGTATCAAGCAACGTTGGCTCGTTTGGATTACCTATCGTCTTTATAGAGCGCATTGGTTATGAAACCCAAAGCATCTCGATCTCGCTGGAAACTCATCATCGGAATCGTTGCTGCTGTGCTCGCCCTTTGTTGTCTTTTCATCATTGCCATTGCAGTGATTAATCCAGGTGGCATCATTTCCACTTCCACACCCACACTAACTCCAACATTCACTTTAGTTCCAACGAATACCATCACGCCAACGAGCACAGTAACACCAACTCCACTCCCCACCGACACACCCGTTCCAACCGATACCCCAATCCCAACGTTCACTGTTGTCGTTCTTCCCACACTTCAACAACTTCCAGCCGCGGCAGCCTGTCCCTGCACAGGCGATACCCTTAATTGCACTGACTTCACCTTGCAGGCTGGCGCTCAATCCTGCATGGATTATTGCATAGCACAAGGTGCAGGTGATATACATAATCTCGATGGTGATGCCAATGGCGTTGCCTGCGAATCTTTACCATAGGAGTTCAAAATGAATGATGATCTTTCTAGCCTATCAAAGGGCATGCACAACTCGACAAAGCTTTATGAAGAGATCATTGCTCGACAATCAGCTCAGAACATGCTCAAACAAAGGAACACGAATTACCTGGCAGGCTGGACCTACGCCCGCCTGGTTGAATACATCAAAGATTTTGAGAGCGAACTCGATGACGAACACGAGATCGGTGCACGCCTGGTCTCCTTTGGCAGTGATATTCAATTTCATGTTCTCGACATTGGATATTATGACCCCGACATCATTTCTTTTTCGGGAATTACTACTAGCGGGCAGAAAGTTCAACTTGTACAAAACATCTCTCAGCTGAGTGTCTTGCTCATCACATTGCCAAAACTGGAAGAGAAACCCAGGAGACTTGGATTTCAATTGGACGCTCAGGATAAAGAGTAAACACACTCTATCTAGCTATGGCAAAAACAACATCAAACCAGACAATAAATACTGCAGACGATTTGGACGATGACCGCTACGCGTATGAGCGTGCCCTCAGTCTCATGATTCACCATACAGCGCTTCTCTGGCAAACATTTGGTTCTTTTCTATTAACTGAAACTGTCTTAATTGGTTTTTTGGGGGCAGCCATTATCGACAAAAAAGTATCTCAAAATGGCAATCTAATAATTATTAGCGGTTCCGTTATCGGTTTGATCATTTCACTTTTGTGGTATTCAACCTTCCGCCATAACTCTGGATTTTATGAACTGCGTTGGGCACAACTTAGGCGCATTGAGTCAAATCTTAATATTAACTTAGCACGGGAGGGAAGTAGGTTTTCTTCAGGAGATGGAATACCAGATGAAAATAACAAAATATTGCGGCTTCCATTGATTGCTCAGGCATTGCCGCCCCGTCGAGCTGTGCCATTGCTCATCGTTCTATTTGCAATTGTTTTTGTTTTGTTCATTGTTACTCAATTAGGATGGATTTAATATTGAGCTATCTCCCTCCCCCATCCACTCTTCCTCCTGGCTCGATCGTAGATTCATATCGCCGCGATAGCGGTGGCATGCGCCAGGACAAATCCACTGATCAACAACTCACTGAGCTCGAAGCCTACTGCAAAGAGCATAACCTGGTGCACCGTCACTGCTTTGTAGATGAAGCCAAATCAGGCAAATCGACTGCAGGCCGTGATGACTTCAACCGCATGATCGAAACGTATGAAATCCCGTCGAACCGCCCAGTTGGTCTTCTCCTCTGGAATTATGCCCGCTTTGCCCGTGACATCGACGATGCCCAGTTCAACAAGATCCGCTTGCGCCAATGGGGCATCACCGTTCATTCCCTCAATGATCAGATCCCTGAAGGTGATTATGGCCGCGTCATAGAATTCCTCATCGATGTTTCCAACGAAGAAAAACGCAAACAGACCTCCATCGATGCCAAGCGCGGTCTTTGGGATCTTGTTCAAAAATATGGCTGCGTGCCAGGCATCCCCCCACGTGGCTTCAAACGAGAACCTGTGAATCTCGGTCCCCGCCGCGATAAGACCGAACACATTGCCCATCGCTGGGTTCCGGATCCCGAATGGACTCCCCGAATCAAACGCGCCTTCCAGATGAAAGCGGAAGGCGCAACGCTCCTGCAGATCCACAAAGAAACCCACATCTACAACGCACTCAATTCCTATCGCACGTTTTTTTCCAACGAACTGTATATTGGTATCCTGCACTTTGGTGGCCACGTGGTCCAACATTACTGCGATCCGATCGTGGATCTCCCCACCTGGGACGCGATCCAGAAGATTCAATCACTCCATGCGAACCGTCAGCATGTGACCGCCAAAAACAGCCTTCACCCTCGCCGCAAATCTGAAGCTGCCACTTACCTGCTCTCAGGCATCGGATATTGCGCCAGGTGCGGCTCCCCACTCTGGGGCATGTCCTCCAAACAACGCTCAGGCTCCTACTACTATCGCTATGCCTGCACCAAAGCCAAGCGCCAGCGTGATTGTGATCTTCAGCCCATCCCAGCCCGCGCCCTCGAGGCTCTAGTGATCAGTGAGCTCACTCACTGGTTTGAACATCCCGATAACCTTCGAGACCTGCTCGAAGCCAGTCAACAATTTGACGCACAATTTGCCACCAGGCAAAAGGCAGCTGCCAAAGAGATCCAAAAAGACCTGGGCGCTGTTCGCAGGTCTATTGTCAACGTCACAGATGCAATCTCTCAGCTGAAGAACAAAAAGAGCAAAGCCCTCCTGGCCAAGCTGGAATCCCTCGAATCGGAAGAGACCGATCTCGAAACCCGCCTGGAAAAGGTCAAGACCCAAACTCCAGTTGTTCCTCCCCCACTCACTGAAGAACAGATCCTGTTCCTGTCAAAACGCCTGGTCACGGAGCTCAACACCAAGGACCCAGCCACCCAACGAAGAGTCCTGCTGGCCACCATTCACGCCGTCACCGTGGACCGCACTGGCAGCTACGGTTACTGCCACATTGACCTGAAGCACCGCCCACGCGAAACCCAGGCCCCTGAAGAGCCTGGAGGGCAATGGTATACTGTATCTATATCTCGTGCCCCTGTGGGGGCACATCTCTATAGACGCAGTATTGAATTCGAATTTACGATCGCAACAAAAAAATCCCACTCTGTGTGAGTGGGATCTGTTTTAACTCCGCTCATAATGCTATATTTCCATTCAAAACATATTGGTCATTGGTGGCCCATGTCATTGGAATGGTGGTGGAAAGCGAGTTGTGTGCAAGGTATGTTCCAGATGCATTCAAGGCTTTGACGTACACATTTCGCCCTGCGTCGTAAACCAATGCGCCGTGATAAATTGCTGGGGCTGATTGATCGTAAAACGTGGCACCACCAAGTTGACTCAGGTCTGCCAAGCCTGCGTGCGATGCAGGGGTAATGGGGACGGAGCAAAACGAATCCGCCATTGCGCTGGTTGAGCCAAACACCAACGCCACGCGGAAAAACATATGTCGACCAACAATCTTATATTTCCCGGTCAGAGTGCCATTCCCAACGGTGATCGCCGAAAAGACCGGAGTGTAAGTGCATTCATCTGTTTCATAAATGGGTCGATTGATCACGGCGCTTGTTGGAATGGACCAGTTATAAGCCGCAGCTGCTGAGAGTTGGGCTCGAAAACGACCAATCACCACGCAGTCATCGGTAGATGCAGGTTGTGAAGAATACGCTGCATAATGGTCATCGGTCGCAGTGGTGGAAAACTCTGAATAAAGCCTTGCATATGGAATGCGCGAGACGAGGAGAACGAGTGCCCCTGCTGAAGTCTTAAAAGATAGGTATGGAAAAAAATCAATGTCTTTCGCCGCTAGTTCTGCGCCTCCAGCATTGAATGTATTTGTTCCTGCGTTGATCGTCACAGATAACGCCGACGTAATCCTTCTAAAGGAACCACCAATCCACACCGAAACAGGATCTGAAGCAGAGGGATCTCCGCCCGCCTTGGTCTTGATGGCCAGAGTCAAATTGTTGCTGCCAATCGTCGGGCTGAGCTTGCCATTGTACATCCATCCTTCGGGCAAAAGATTCAAATCCCCGAGCTGTATTTCCTGCGTCTGCAACGTGCCGCTGTCAACCAACGCCAGGAAATCGCTTCCAACTGGCGAAGTATTATTTATTAGCTGCGAAATCTTCTCATCAGTTGGCATGGTGCCTCCTTATCTAAAACGCCCTTCCAATGGGGCTATCGTTGGGAGTTCCAATGAAACCAAATACATTGTCTCTCACCTTCAGGTTGATATTTAATGGCTGATTGATGTAGGATGAAAGGCGGTCCGTTGACACCACTGGAGCCTGGAACACCAACCCACTTTCAGGACTCGTGAGGATCGTGGCATCTGGCGTCCCGCTGTTATAGAGCTGAGTAACTTCAGATGAGCTGAGAATCTTGTTGTAAACACGCAGGTCCTTGATCAGTCCCAGCCATGTGGCAGTCAGCTCTGCCCCAGCCTCATAAAGGTTGCCCATCACAAAGTGCTGTCCCGTTTCGGGCGTTCTCGTGCCGCCTGGAGTATTCGAGCCAACCGCATTGAATGTCTGCGAGACTGCATTCTTGTACAGAATAGGTTGAGCTGGTGAAGGTGACCACACCGAAACATTCTGCGTCAAAACAAGGTGCACCAGGCTGCCATCGTTGGGCATCACATTACTGGCCGTCGAGTAGAACGCAGTTGTGGTACCAGCGCCCGTCTGCACAATCGATAGCGAGATATTGAAAGTGACACTATCGATGAAGAACCTGAATACATTCCCGAACGCTACAATGGATGTGTTGTTGAAGGTTTGTGGGAGAGCAGTCAACCATACCGAGATGCTTCGTTTACTCAGATCGGAAATGTCAGAAAGTGCACCGAAGTCAACTGCATCATGACCGTTACTGGCAATGCCACTGTATTCCAATCCAATTGCCGTAAGACCTTTCATAAGTGTCTTGTGCTCCTTCACGATCCACGCATATCGGATAAATCCTGCGGGATTGATACTGAACTCAATGCCCTGAATGTAAGCATTGAAATCTTTTTCAACCACATCATCCACCAGATGAAAATAAGAACCACTGCCTAGGTTCAAAAAGGCTTGCATGTGGTTGTAGGAGCGATTAGCAACCATGTGGATTTTTTTCACCACCAGGCGCGGGTTGCTTTCTAGCTCAATGACTTTTTTGGCAAGTGCTGTTCCATCTCCGAGTGTGCTCTGGTATTCCTGGTTGAGCATTTCAGTAACTTCTTCATTAACCTCAATAGATATATCATCCTTCTCAACGTGCGTGATCGGGTTGGGTGTATAAATGCCATAGCCTCGCGTGTTGTACTTGGTGATCCAGATCCCGCCCGTATCAGTGTTCTTGACCTGGTGAGTGAATCCTTCTGTTCCGTAGGAAATAGAGACGAGTTGCACAGCGCTCGTTTTATTTGTGCCGCTTCCATCGCTGGCCGTGTTTGCAAGATAGTCGGTGGTCGCAACAGGGGTGATCATGTTCTGTCCCCTGCATGCCTCTCCGCCCACGGGGTTTGCATAATTACCTTTCAATTCATACGTGATCCCGCTTCCGATAAAGATCGGTGTATCTAACTGAAACAGAATCTGAGGAGATGTATCGACGCGTCTGGGGTTTGCCTGAACAGTCAAATAGTTGATCACATCATGGCCATACTCGACATCCGTTCCCACCATCGTTTCATCAGCTTCATAGCTTTGTACCTCATTGAGAAGGATTTTTCCCCCATCTTCTTTCAACAGATACGCACCATCTTCCTTGAGCAGTTTTCCTGAGTTGCCTGGGCTTTTGGGTATCGTATCCAGTGGTTTCCAGCCATGCCGATGATGCCGATCTTCGAAGACCAGCTTCACACCACCATCCCCGCCTTGCTTAAGATAAATGTACCCAGCATCCGAGAATGCAACCTTCGTAAACTCAGACATGGCTTTTGTTTTGCTGGTGACGGTATCGAGCGCAGTGGGAAAAAGACTAACCCCTTCGTCGAACTGAGTGTTGATGTAATTGGACATCCTGGAAACCACATATTCCAAAATCTGTTTCCCCTTATAGTTGGTCACCACACCAGGGTTCACAATTGGGTGTGTAGCTGCGTGTTCCATCCAGTCCACCACCGTGATCGTGATGAAGTTGGCGCTTTGCGCAAAGGTCGGAATATTGAGGTCACCCAACTTCCCCTCGATATAGTAACGCACCTTCTCGAAAACGATCTCCAGCACGATCCGAACCCCCTTGCCCCATCCGGAGAGCGCTTGTGAGTGCCCAGGCGTGAACTTGTTGGTGGTATTGTCAAGGATGATCGTCAATGTTCCAGTCTGAGCCACCAGGTCTAAAGGCTTATTGCTATTCATGCCCAATCTGCCATTAATCTCTCCCAACACATACGAGGTCAGATCAAACTGATCAGGCACATAAGCATAAATATGATGGCTATCAGGGTACACATCGGTCATTTCATCACCTGTACGACCATATCTCGAATCACTCTACCTAACTTGTTTTCGTCTAAAGTGGGCTTGTTCGCAATCTGCTTCAGCAAAGTAAGTGCTTGGTCACTATTGAGTCCACCGCCGCCCACGCCCGCTGCGCTCAAGCCTGGCACCGTTGCTGCGTCTGGCACTAACTGCCCAAAGCTTGGTTTCAACAATTTGTCAATGCTCTCTCCAAAGCCTGATGCAGTCCCTGCACCCATCTCCCAGCCCACCTTATATTTGAAGACCTTGGATTCACTATGTATTCCCAGGAATCCCTGCACCGCATCGAGAGCGGCCTGTGCAGCTTTCTTGGCTGCGTCAACGATGAATTTGAGGCTTGCTGTGATACCCGCTGCAATACCTTTTACGATATTTTTCCCCACATCGCCCCAATTAATAGTCTTGAAATAATTCAGGGCATTGGTCACCAGGTTCACGAGTGCAGCTTTGATGTTCGTCCAAGCCAGCTTGATGATGCCCACGATCGCTGCCCAGGCCATATCCCACGCCTGGCGCATCAGCTCACCAAAGCGACGCCAGTCACCGTTGAAGGCCGCCTGCCACGCCGCCATGATCGTCTTGATTAAGGTCAAAACAAATTGGATCGCTGGTTGCAAGCTTTGCCATGTACTTTTGATGGAGGCAACTCCAGCGGAAAAGGCGCTTTTCAACCATGCCCAAACAGCCGCGGTCTTTTCTTGGATGCCTCCCCAATTATTCTTCCACGCCAGGTACAACAATGCCACAACAGCGATGATCGCCAGGATCGGCAAAATAATTGGAGCTATGGCAGCCAGCATCGCACCCAGCGCGGGTAACACAGTTCCAGTGATCACCGTCCCAATCGTTCCCAGTAGGGGTCCAAGGGTCCCTGCCACAGTAATGATCGATCCGATCGCACTTGTCACTGAACCAACGATGATCAGCAAAGGTCCCACGGCTGCCACCAGGGCAAGCACGATCACAATAGTTTTTTGCATCCCTGGCGACAACTGTGAAAACTTCGTGATGAGCCCGCTGATGAAGTGCACAGCTTGGAGTGCATAAGGCAACAACTGCTGACCCAATGCCGCGGCAGCATCGGTCATTTCCGCCTTCATAATACGCGTGGAGTTTGCCAGCCCATCTGACGTCCGTGCAAAATCTCCCTGGGCTGTTGCAGTCTGCCCCATAATAATTGCGTAACGTACCTGCAGTTTCTGCGCTTCAGTGAGCGACTGAATGTTATCGCCAAAGCCAAGTTCCATTGCCTTTTGTTTGAGGATTACCTCGTTCATGGCAATGCCGAACTTCTTCAATGGCTCCACTTCACCAGACATCCCCGATCTCAGAGCATTCAATACTTCGCTTGGATCCGCATTGTTGAAGCTGGCCAGATCGCTCGCCAGTTGCACCAGGCTCATGCTCATATCCGCTGCAGGCTTTTGACCCAACCCCAGAGCAGTGAACAGATTGCCATACGTGCCAGCCGCTTCGAGCGCCTGTTGCTGGCTCTGGCCAAGTGCAGTGGCAGAGGTCTTGCTCCAGTCCAGCACCGAGTCCGACATATTCCCAAACACCACCTGCACCTTATTCTGTGTCTCACTCAGATCGCTTGCCGCATTGACTGCTAGAGCGCCCAATGCCACGATAGGCAGCGTCAATCCTGCCGTGGCTTTCTGTCCAACGCTCGTGATGCTCTTGCCCACGTTCTGAAGGTTTTTGCCAATTTCACTTGCAGTCTTTTTAGCCTTACCTTCAGCCTCAGTCATCGCACTGGTATAGTCTTTGGTATCACCGATCAGCTTAATAGCCAGCGTTGCAATGGTGGTCATTGATGATTACCTCCCGTTGCATGCACCAAAGCGGTCATCATCGCGTCGATCGCAGCGATTGCATCTTCCTTGCTGATTGGCTCTTTCTTTTCGAATTGCGGCATGAAATCTTCAACCTTGAACGGTGCTTCTGATTTGCCAGTCCATAACTGAAAAAGGATGTTGCCTAATGACGCAGTCTCGATGGCCATACGCAGATCTGCGCGCTCCTCGCCAAAAGGTTCCAGCTCCGCATACGAGATCCACTCCATGAACTGCTGGCCCGAAATGGAGGAGAGCATCGTATCCACGTTCGGGATCCCCAGCTCCTTTGCTAAGCGGTAGGCAAAGCGTCGCTGGGGATCTCGGATTTTTTTTCGGCCTCTTTCTTGGCAGTGTCGCTGAGACCACTCAACTCTTGTGCGATGTCACTCAGCCGCTTCATCACTGCTGCGCTCTTCTTGCCCAGTGCTTCAATGTCCTGCTTGCTGAATAGCGGCTTAAAATTTTCATCCACCAGGGTCCGTTGTAGTAGCTCAGGCATAAAGTAATCCAAATGCAATTCCTTGAAGTTTCCTTTACCATCAACGGACACAAGCTTTGAGCTGAACGAGCTGGCTTCCTTGGCGTCTAAACCAGCCACGCGAACCATGCCAGGTTCACCATTTGCGTCTGGCCATTCTGGGACAGACACATCACGAAAAGGAATGTCATCTGCCGCAAGGATTTGGTCTTTCGTTAGAAAACCCATCACATCCTCACTTACGAGACGGTTACCGCGGCGCTGATCTTGATCGTAAACTCAGCCTCGAGCTTGCCATCCACGGGCGCAAGCCCTTTGAACTTCGTCAACAATCCAGCGAACGCAAACGTTTTGATTGAGCCAGGGAGAACCATCTTCCAGTTCTTCTTCGTGCGATTCAGGATCGCCGAAAGCAAACCAGTGGTTTCATCGTGAGTGGCGTTTGTAGCGCGCCAGTTGACTTTCCCTGAGATCTCACCACCTGAAAGTAAGGTACCGATCACTTCTTCCCATCCACCACTATCATGGCTGGTGGCATCTTCTGTTTTGAGTGTGAGTTCAGGCAGGTTGAGCTCAGTCACTTCCACGATCGTGGTGAAGGTTTCGGGCCCGCCACCATCACCCATTTTCAATAGAGTCCCATAGCCTGGGATTGCTGATGTTGTCATAGAATATTCTCCTTGTTCTTTAAATCCTTCGTGCTCTTTGTGCCCTTAGTGGTGAGGCATTACACCTTGCGAATGATCGCAAACTTTACAGCCGTGTTGCTGGCTTCCAGGTAGAACTTTCCATCGGTCTGCTTCCAGCCCTCAGACTCGAATGGACCAAACACACCCACATCACCTGCAGCCAGTGAATAGGTTGTGATATCGCCAGTCCGTTTGCGGGCATCTCCGATCGAGGTGAGTGTCACCGTATAAGGTGAAGCTCCACTGTTCCAGGCGAGCACAATATCACCCGATTCCAGGGTGAACTGATTTTTATTGCCCACATCTGCCGCGGTGAAAACCACATCAGCTGTATCTGCAGTAATGGGCAAAGTGGGATACCCTCCCAGTGGGGTTGTTTTTGTCAAATCTGTTCTTGGCATGTTATTGATCCTCCTTCAGATCAATCTATTAATATGGAGTGCACCCAAAACAGATGCTCCACCATCACAGGTAATTCCAAAGTGTCAAATTCGCAATGCTTGCAGCGGAACTGCTCAAAGCCCGCCCACGTGCCTGTGGTGTAATGCTCATTCTCTGCGGGTGTTGGCTGATCGCTGTCCGCTGATTGCTCAGCTTTCTTCTTTTTCGCCATCATGATCATGTCTCCTTGTGCCAGATTCGATAATCGGCAATTCTGCGTGTCAGTCCAGTTTCGGGATCAGGGAAATCACGCTGATCAAGCAAAAATGATCCGAAAGTTTCCTCAGCTCCCATCGCTCCTGCATATCCGTTCAGCGCCAAACGTAGAACCCTCGCCACCTGGAGCGCCTCTAAAGTTGTCTTTGACCAGCACGCAAACTGAAAACGCGGGTGTGCCAGTTCAGAAGGGCCTGAATGAGTCTGCTCGTGCGGGTCACTGATCAACTGCCAGACCACCGCAGGCACAGTTGGGTTTTGCGGTAGGGTCTTGTTATGCAGGCGATTTCCGATCAATGCCGAAAGCCCTGCGTTGGCGAGTAGATAAGTCACCAGTCCTTGCTCGATCATTTTGTGGCTTCCTCTACCAGCCGCACGATCGTCTTACTTACCGCTTTCACCACAGCATCTTCATGCTCATCTGCTGCAGATCGCATGAATGGTCTTGCGGCCACATGTGCAGTGCCAAATTCCAGGGACGGTGCAGCTTCAGAATTGGTCGCTACTTGTGAAGAGGTCTCATCGATCAGCGAAGATTCAATACTGTTCACCAAATGCCCGAAATCGATTGCAGGCGTTTCACCAGGTGCAGAGGCTCGATGTGCGTGTCCACCTCTGGAATAGGTCCGTCCATGGTGACCTTCCTGCATGGATTGCTTTATGAAACCCTCCAGCACCAATGCGCCTGCCAGCATTGCCTTGCCAGTGCCACCTGGCACGAGTGTCTGCAATTTGTGCAGCTTACTGATCAGTTCATCATTGCCAGAAACAACGTCACTCACTGGGCTCTACCTTTCGCAGACTTAACACAATGCCGCTCGGACCTTCCTCTGCAGGTGAAACGATTTCATAAACAGTATTTGTATTGGTGGGCTGGCCAAACCTTCTTAAGATTCGAAAGCGGTCGCGCATATCGAATACGGTCCCCAACGGAAGGCGAAGTCTCACATCCCACGTGACCGTGATCTTGGCACTATCGCGCTGCTCAGATCCGCCTGTCATATCGATCCCGCAGATGATGGCCTTGCCATCTGTCCATGTGGGCACATCGGCGTTCAATGCATCTTTTGTGGAAGACCAGACCATGCGTACCACTTCATCCATCATGTGGTCTTCCTGCACTTGCCGCATCCTGCGTAATCTTGAATCTGAAAAGATATGTGACATTTGCTGATCGCTGAAAGCTAACTGCTATTCGTCTCGAATGTGCGCTCGCGTGCTTTATCAGGCACAAGAGTGATCGTGCCAGGGCTGCGCCGTGAAAGATGGAATCTCACCATCTTCATTGCCTGCTCAAAGGTTTGCGAGTCGCTATAGGTGCCACCATCTGCAGAGAAGTCGGTGTTGGGTGAATTGGTTGCAGACTTCTCTTCCCAGATCGCTGCAGCTGCTGCGTGGAGGTCATAGGTGGCAGTCCAATCAGGGTTGGCCATCATTGCGCCTGGCGTTGTTGTGGAAGGCACCCGCGGAGCTTCGCCATTCTCATCCATGGTTGGATAAAGCTCGATAGTCTCCTGCAGCGTTGCATTGCTGTAGGTCACATCCGTTGGTTCATTCACCATTCGTCGCAGCTTGGTAATTTGTGCAGCGGTCGCAGTCATTGAATCTCATTTCTCCTTCCCCCAAATTGTGTTTTTCCATTTGGGGGAAGGGTTGGGGATGGGGGTCTACGCCCGGATGTATTCCAGGTACAACGTGCAATCCAGGCCAGCGAGTGTTGCACTTCCAGTGAGGGTCAGAAACTTATCTGTGGTCCACACTGCTGGAGCAGTGATTGCGGTCTTTGCACCGTTTTGCATCACGTGCCCGTTATAGACTTCACCAGCTGCTACACCGCCCATTGCCAGGTCATTCAAAATATCAGTTGCCTTCGTGATAGCATCTGCCGCGATCCCGATTCCAAGGTTCGCTGCACCCGTGCTCTTCGCACGAATGTAGAGGCTGGACCGCAAAATGATGATGCTCACACCTTCAGGGTTTGCGAGTGCGCCCTGTCCGCCGTTATCGGTGCTGGCTACGCCAGTGATATCAATCGCCAGGGCACCCTTGCCTTGTTTGTTAATTGAGATAGTCATTGTCTTGTTCTCCTTAACTAAAGACCAATTTCTAATGGCTGCCAGTGGCAGTTAATTGAGATAGTAGATCTTCACAGCCGTCCCGTTCAGGGCGCTGTTCAGATCCACCGTATTCTTCGCCAGCACAGCTGAATCAACTGTGATGGTTGGTGCAGTCGCTTCTTTGACGCCAGCCAGCGAAGCAAACAGTACCTGGCCTGAATCACTCAACTTATCTGGAAGACCGATCGCCTCGCTGGTACCGATCTTGATTGTGTCTTCAGTGCCTCCAGCGCCATCTCGCACCCATCCTGCCCCAGTGATACTGGTCACGGTCTTGAACGCGTTCAGCGTGGTCTTGGTGCCATTGGCAGTCGGGGCAATGGTTTCGCTGAGCGCATTCCCAGCCAGATCTGTCCCCACAATTGCGAGAGTGCCCATCGTATCGTTCACACCACCCACTTGCGTGACAGTGATCAAGAGCTTGCGAGCGATCCCTGCTTCAGGCATGGTGGTGACTGCGAGCGTATAAGCACCCACCTTCATATTTGCACTAACGACAAAGCGGTCATCATCTGAAACCGCTGGGCTGCCTGGTGCATACAGTACAGGATTAAGAAGCGTGTTCTTAATACTTGCCACATCCGTTTGCGCCTGGCGAGCCACATTTGTATTTCTTGGAAAGAGACTCATGATTGGTTCTCCTTTACTAATGGCTGAAAACTAATTGCTGATAGCTAATAGCTATCTATGCAGTCAGGAACGAAAACGGGAACCGCGTAACGCTGTTCGCATTCACGCGATTGATCGGATTCGGCAGGGCAAAGCCCAGGCGCATCACAGCCCGCAATGCCACCATGTCCTGTTGGGCCAGGTTATAAATAATGTTTCCCGCGGCATCCTGGATCACCGCCTCGGTGAGGATCTTGTAATTGATATCCTGGCGCATGGCATACACCAGTTGGTTCCACTGACCAGTTTGCAATAGATATGTCGGATCGACAGATCCATCGAGCGGAAATTCACAAGCCTGGCCATCCAGGTCATATTGACCGCGCACTTGCATCGATGGCAGGAAGATGGGCAAACCATCGGCATCACGAACGTTGCGCAATTTGCGGCGCATCGTAAGATGTGCGATATGTCCAGTGGACATGTAGCCATCTTCTTCGATTGTCCCAATCAAGCCGCTGACGCCTGCGGGAGTTTCGCCCAGGATGGCCTCGTATAGATCTGTATACGCTGCCAGGCTGATCACCTGACTAGCTGCTGTTGCACCTGCCACAAGCCCAGCAGCACCCAGGTTGGTGGTCCATGACGCGGGGATATTCGTCCCATAGGTGACGGCTCTGAAGATCGCAAAATCAAACGCAGACTCTAGATCAGCCTTCACCTCACCCCAGATATCGTAGTCAGCATCATCGAGCACAGCTTCAGGAATTGGCACGATCACGGCCAGCTCTTCAGCATCGATGTACTTGTTCGCCCAGTTGACTTCGCTGCTCTGCTTTGTACCAGTATCCCCACTCACGAAATACGCGGTGGCCAGGGCAGACATCACAGGCATGCGGCGTTGTGCCCGGCTCATATTGGGCAGCTTGCGCGCCATGCGCATCAACGGGTTCTTGTCCGCCACATTCTTGATGATCTCGTTGGAAACTTCCTGCGGGATCAAGGCATCCGCATCAGTGCGGGAAATTTGGCTATTGTATGGCATGATATTTTCTCCTTATCACGTTTTTATTTATTGCTGAAAGCTCTGCCCAATAGGGCATGCTGCCAGCTATTGCGGTACTCTCCCAGCTGCTCTGCGGATCCTGGCATTCATATCAGTGGCAGCATTGGTGTTGAGCTCTGTGCCATCGCCCGCATTGCCATTGGGAGTCTTCTTTGCTCCAAACAATTCAGGGTATGAAGTCTTCAGTTTTCCGAAGTCCACAATGCCCTTTTTATCGAACAGATCATCGGTCACAGCCACTGTATAAGCCAGCTTCAGGTTGGTCACGCCAGCCTTATGCGCTGCATCGAAAAACTCAGCCTTCCGATCACCTTCAGCGATCTTATCGGCGAGTGCAGTTAACTGCGTCTCAGCAGTACTGCCTTTCTCAGCCTTCAAAGCCAGGTCACGCACTTGCTTCTCCAAATCCTTGCGACTCGCTCGCTCAGATTCCAGTGCGCTCTTCAGGCTCTTCGTGTGACCATCCAGCAAACCCTTTGTCTTGTCATCCTGCTTCTCAAACCAGGACTCGAAGGTCAAATCGCCTTGGCTTTGCTGGTTGCTGCCAGCTGATTGCTGACCGTTGTTTCCTTGTCCTCCTCCAGCGCCGCCACCAGCTGCACCATCATCGAAGAACACCTTCCATAAACTATTTCTGAACATCTCGTTCATCGCAATCTCCTTGGCATCTCGCCAGAATAATGACTAATAGCTACTCGCCATTAGCTAATTCACCAACAGGAGTGGGCACGTAACTGCCTCCCCACGTCGGATCATTTACAAATTTGCTCATGTCCTTCAGGTCCACGCCACTCTTCCAGGCATCGAATCTTTGTGAACCCAGGATCTCTCTCTGTGTGGCTTCAGGTTGACCTGCGAACCATTTCACGCCGCTCTCCCATTTCGCTGCAGGGATCCCGATCACCACAGGCACCGCTGTGCATCTGCCATTGGGGTGCTCATCGAACTCTCCATCCAGGCTATCGATCAGCTCACCATCACGGAAGAGACAGCCCGGACAAACGCGGCTGTCATGGGCTGCCAGGCGCTTGTAGCCGCTCACCAGGCCGCTCTCACGGTATTGTTCGAAGTTACCCATGCGATAGGATCGCAATGTCTCGGTCCGTGCCACTGTCAATGCCTTGTCCAACCCAACGCCGAATTCCTCAGCCATCTTTCTACCCACATCCGTTGGGTGCTTTCCAAGAGCCAGTCCCTTCACCAGTGCATCTGTCAAACCACTGACTGCCTCGGGATATGCTCTCGAAAGTAAATTTCTCAATGGGCTGCCATTAGCTGCATAACCAAACATGATCTCTAGCGATCGCACAGGCAATACATCGAAGCCAGGTATCACCACGCCTGCTTCGTTGTGGATGATCTTCAAGGCTTTCACAGCATCCTGAATTCCCTGCTTCGATAACTCAGCCTGGACCTTGGTGATCGAAGTCTCTGCAAAATCATTGAACTTCGCGGTCTCTGCTCGAGCCTGGTAAAGCAATTTGACGTAGCGATCGTGTTTCAGCACCATCGCCTCGGTGACCATATTTGATTTGGAGAGCTCTGCCGCGAGTGCTTCCATCTCGGATTGCAAAGCCTGCTCCACCTGTAGCCAGCGCTTTGCCATCGCACGCATTTGACTCTGCTCTTTCATGAGCAAAGCTTGCTTCTGTTGACGCAGGAACCGAACAACTTCAGGATCAGGCATTGGTTACCTTTTGTGTTTTGCCATTTGACCCCGATTGTTGATTGCTGATAGTTGTCAGATCGCCAGCATTGAATCTTCTCTCAGCCTCCAGCATTGCGTTTGCAAGATTCGTTTGCTTCTGCCTATCTTCATCAGCCTTATCCTTCACCATCTGATCGATGAACGCCTGGCTCTTCCCTTCTTCCCGCAGAATGGTGACCAATGGCATGCCCGCCGTCACGTTCAATTGCCGCGTCTGTGCTTGTGTGTATGGCTGCACCGTTTCAGGCTTATCGAACATCGGAGTGACCTGCTCAGGCTTTACAGTTTCACCCGAAGCTTTGAGCATAAATAAAGTCGCCTGTTTCCACGGTGGTGCAAAGCGATCGATGCGGTCCCCAGCTTTCTTGTTGAGTGGCGATTCCATGGCGATCAGCGCCTCGCCTGAAAGATTGCTTCCAATGGAAAAGAAATAATGCTTGGGTGTTCGCGTGATCGAGCTGATCGCCGTGGCCAGATCATCGATTCCCTTCAGGTAATTTTCCAATGGCGTTGCATCGAACTGGCCCGCTTGAGTCTGCTGCCCAACTCCATCACCTGCCGGCAGATCCCAGATCTCGCTGGGTGCGTTCTTCAACTTGCCATTGATCGTGGCATTGCTGATCACGTACCGTTGCTTGAACGCGCCGAATTCTGCAGCCACCATCATGTCAGTCAACAGCTTGTTGATTCCGTTTTGGATCGGGATCACGTTCTTCAGGTCACTCTTCACCTTGCGCTGGCCCAATCGGAAATGGAAGACAGGCACTTCTCCATAAGGGTTCTCTGCAGTGGGGGTCCTGGCAAGCGGCTCGAGCGAGCTGAACTCCGTAACGTTCTTTGCCTTGTTTCGGCTACGGTAATATTCAAGATGATCTGCATAATAGAGGGTCATGGATAATTTTTCCCCTTCATCCACCCACCACTTCGCTGCAAATTTTTTCTTGCGTGGCTCAGACTTGTAATAGAACAGATGCACCAGGCGAGGATCATTGTGATAGCCCTGCATCACATCATCTTCATCAGGCCAGGCAATGAAATAACCTTCACCTGCCACCAATGTTGCCTCGTGCACATCATCGCTCTCGAGCGAGATCTCCGAAGCTTCCCAGATTTCCTTCCAGCGTTTTTGGGCGCTGCCTTCCACATTGATCTCACGCAGGTTGATTCGGTCCCTCGTTGAATCCACTACTACCGAGCACCAGTTCTCAGCGAAATACGCATCCAGATCCTTGAAGATTTCCTTCAGTCGCTGCGCGGTATATACCAACGGCTGATCACCGTCGTAGTATTTGAACAAGTCGTTATAGGGCTCCTGCTTTGCCCTCAATACCTTGAATGCGAGTTGCAGATCCTTGTCTGACATAATTAACCTTGATAGCTTTTTGCTTCCTTCATCATCACCACTCGCACTTTAAAGTGGCACGATGAAGAACAATCAACCCAGTCATCATTCTTCCCTTTCGGGAAAGATAAATGCTCATCGATATATGGCTCATTCCAGGCTGCCCGTAACAGTCTTACCCCTCCGCCCTGCAGGGAGCTTTGCCACGGACCAGCCCGATCTTCCTTATCGCCTGTGACTGGCTCGAACGCACCTGAGAGCCCAGCCTGTGCCAGCTTCAAATTCGTGGATTGTGCGCTCTCCTTCCCAGCTGCAGCTGGATCCTTCTGGTGGTACACCTTCAGCGCTGTGGGCTGCCATTGTCGTATGCTTGCCCTGGCTTCCGAGATCATCAAATTATCCCGATCGTGCGGTGATAACTTCCCACGCACGGCATGCAGCACATAGATCATGCCATCTGAGCCCATGGCCATCAGCACGCCTGCGCTGTAATCGCCTCTGCCTACACTCGCAGCCTTGTCCCAGTACCAGGTGAACTTGCTGAGCGTCACATCCTGTGGGACCCGATCCACGATCGTGAAATACTCCCGCTTGAAAGATCCACCTTCACGCAGATAAGGCATCTGCTGATAAAGTGCAGCAAATTCATAAAGACCAATATTGGCTTCCTTGGATAAAAGCCAATCCCGCCCGAATCGGTTTGGCCACAACGGGCTTTCATTCAGCGGTCTTCCAATGGGATCAGTGATCGGAAGATAAACGCCCTCTCGCATCTTCTTCTGCTGATCCTCCGCGTCTTTTGCATAACAGTCATCCCGTGAGAGGGAAGGCATCATCACGATGTCCCACTGATCAGCCTGCTCGTTTTCGATCATCTGCTTCATCAACCGCCCCACCAGGTCATCAGGATGCCAATGTGTGAAGAAGAGAATCACTGCCGCATATTCTTTTTCCAAACGGGTCAAAGCACTGGACTTGTACCAATCGTCCACCAGGTCCCGTCTCGATTCACTTTCCGCCTCTTCACGGTTCTTGAACAGATCATCCAGGATCAACAGATCTGCACCCAAACCTGTGATACCGCCGCCCACACCTGCAGCCACCACTCCGCCTCGATGAGGCTGAGCTAAGTCCCAGGCAGCCACAGATCTGGAATCGCTTGAAAGCTCCACTGGCTCATTCTTCGAAGAGAGTCCTCCGAACAATGCCTGGTATTTTGTGCTCTCGAGCAGGTCCCTGACCGCACGGCTGTTTTTGCTGGCCAGATCTGCCCCATACGAAGCCATGATGATCCTTGAATCGGGTAAACGTCCCAGCAGCCACGCAGGGAATTTGCGGCTGGCCATCTCACTCTTACCATGCCGTGGAGGCATGAGGATCATCAATCGCCCGATTCCCTCTTTGCCACTGGTCTGCAGGAAGCGTGCTACCTGCTCGAGCTTATCGGCGATCAAAGTCATGTGCAGCGCATCTTCGAATCTGCCATCGGTGTACTTGCAGAAATACAAGAACTTGGCCCTCGCCAGTTTGCGGCGGTCAGATTCCTTCTTTGCCTCACGCGGTGAGATCTGCGGGGAAGTTGCAGTCAGCATTATTCAATCTCTCCATCTTCCTTGGATGGATTCTTTGCCTGGTAATCTTCATAAGCACGTGCCAGAATCTCGATCTCAGCTTCACTCAATTCAGATGGATCCGTGCTGAGCTTCTTGGTCAGGTTCGCAACGAGCTTCGATGTTGGCACATAATCACCTGTCATTTCGAGATAGAGTTTCAAGTGATTGAAGAATTTGTAATCAGCTCCTGCATTTTTCATCCCATCGATAAGACTCTTGAATGCATCGGAACGATGTGTCCACAAAGCTGCAGATTGCATCAGCGCAATTGTTTCCAGAATCGCTGGGTTTCTTTTTCGCCAGGTACTGATCACTCGATCGCTTTTCAAACCAAGCACCGTGGCCAGTTCCTGTTGCGTTCTTGGCATGCGTGCATCTGAGGGCGTGGATGCCCACGCAATATATGCCGCCTGGCGAAATGGCCATCCCTTATCTCGCAACATGAAATAATCTTTCAACCAGGCGAAAGTGGGCTCAGTGTCCTGCTCATGCTCGATCACCTGGCGTGCAGCCTCAGCTCGCTCACGGGCCAGCTCAGGAGAGATCCCTTCACTCTGAACTTCAGGCAGATCCAGCTCAAGCACCATTTGCTTCAGCTTCTCATCTGTCTCGAAGGAATCATTTAGATCGGGTACATCACGTTGCAAGATCGGCATTTAAACTTCCTTTACGACCCAGTCCATTGGCACGTAGAACGCACTGGGCTGCTTCTGTGCTGGACCGATGAACATCCAATCCTTTGGGCTCCAGAATGGGCTGTAAACAATTCCCTTTGGCGAATCGCCAATCGCATCATCATCGAGATAAGCGCAGTAACAACGGTGCACCAGGCCAGCTGCCAACAATTCCTTCAATGGTCTTCCCCAGTCCGTTTTGCGGAAGCCTGCCAGCCTTGCCATCTTGCGTGTCCGCCTCTTATTGTCTGGAGTCGAAACCGTGAGCGTCTCAACAGCCTCCACCGTGACCAAATTATTGCCAAGTGCGATCGTGCCCCATTCCACATAATCGGATGGAAAAACACTGCTGGAGTGATGGTAATAAAAATAGATCGTTCCCCTGTTCTTGATCAGCCAGTTCATCTTCTGCTGCAACCAGGCACCAGGCTCAGGCTTCTTGTCTTTGAAGTTGTCCTCCACCTGAAGTGCTCGTAACCTGGCAACATCAGCCATTGGAATGCGCAGAAAATTGGACACACCACCCATTTGATTATTCGCTGTGTTGTATAAGCCCACTGCCTGAAAGTTCGATGTACCGATCAATCTCACACTCAACCCAGCTTCACTCACCATGATCGGATCGCCCCACTTCCTCACACGATACACATCCGCAGGAACTGGCAGTGTAGAAACTGGTGGAGATGCAGGAACATCCACGGTACTCGCAAGCTTGATGAATTTCTCTAAGCCATCGGTTCTTCGCACTGCTACCCACTTGCCAATCAAGTAAGCACGGCTGGATGCTTCGATTCGCATCCAGACGTAATCATTACCAGACCACAGCTTGCCATTGAACAGTTCTCCGCCATATACGTAATAGCTTGTGCTGGTATCCTCTGCCTTGAGTGGATATGTTCGCACGATCATCTTTAGAAGTGGAAGAACTTCTGCACTCCACAGCCGCGGTTCAGGTATGATCACGGGTCGCGCTGGAGGCTCCACCGCAACGGGCGGAAGGATCACATCGCCTGAAAGCCCAAACCGTTCATTGAATTGCTGCTCATCCCCATTGAAGTAACTCTGATCGATCTCAAGGCTCTCTGTCCCAAACTTCTCTCCCTCTACAGGCGTGCCAAACTGCCAGAACAAGAGTGATGTCCACGGCTTGGGGATCGACACGTTAGCAGGGTTCGTGGTGTACCAGGCCAGCCATAAAGCGAACTGCGCAAACCAGTTCAGATCCGTGAGACTATTGGGGCTGTTTGCGATCCAGTAGTAATATCCTGTGTAAATCCCGATCTTCGATGCAGGCAGACCTGAGAGCCTCATGAACTCCTGCAGACAGATCTTCCAGTTCTGCCAGCCTTTCCACGTTCCCCCGTAGGATTCTTCCAGATCAAGGAAGTGTATTAACTCCCCTTTATCGGCCTTGACCCAATTCCACCAGTTGGCGGCCTGGGTCTTGGGGTCCACGCGACTGTCATAGAACCAGTATGTTCCACGCGGGATCCCTGCTTGTTTTGCCTTCAGCCAGTTCTCATCGAACTTCAAATCCTTGGCTGATCCCTGCCCGCACTTGATGACAACGCCCTTGCCACCTGCCGCGAACATCGTTACAAAATTAATAGCGCCTTGCCATTTGCTCACATCCAGGAGCAACACCAGGCGCAGGATCGTAATGCTAGGAACAAAAATAAAACGCGTCGCACCCAGCCACAACAAATGCCACAGGGATGACCACGTCAATTTGAATCGATAGTTTCCAGCGTTCATTATTTTGGAACCTCTGTTTTTGGTGACCATTCGTATATTCTGACTCCCGTAACGCCTTGCACAATCCCACCCAATTGCGCTACCTGCACTTTCAAGTCAGTGTTGCGTTCTTCTAAATCTTTGATTTGCACCAATAACTCACCTTGTTTTTGTCGCTCTTGATCTTCAATCGAGCGCCGCATCTTGTTTAAATCTTCGGTATGTTCTTTTTCTTTTTCCTCTAGTTCGGCTTTATAACGAGCCTCGAAAGTCTTGAAAGATGTTTCGTAAATGTCCTGTATTTCCTTGGTGTTCTTCACGGTGGTATCTGTGACATCTAAATCCTGCTTCTTTTTCAGGTTGGCATTGGTGTAAAAGAAATTGCCGATGGAAATAAGGATGGCCGCTAGCAATCCAAATTGATTGATGAGTTCAGTCAAAGTTGGATTCATGACAACTTTCTAAACATTTTCAAAAATGCATCCACAACTGTTGGATCGAACATCCTTCCGCTTTGCTCTGAGATATATTTCAGGGTAAATGACACGGACAACGCCGCCCGATAGGGACGGTCTGAAGTCATTGCATCGAAGTTATCCACAACAGAGAAGATGCGCGCAGCTAAAGGTATTTCCTCGCCCTCCAGTCCTCGTGGATACCCTGCACCGTCCCATCGTTCATGATGACAATAGGGAATATCCAAACTCTTTTGTAAAAACAGAATCGGAGAAAGTAAATCAAACGCAATTTTCGGATGCAACCGCATACGCTGCATCTCAGACTCCGATAATTTGCCAGGCTTCAAAAGCACTTGGTCTGATATTCCCATTTTGCCGATGTCATGCAGATATGCGCCGCGGCGAATGTGAATCATTTGAGTTTCAGAAACCTTCATTGCACGGGCGAGATTTACAGTAAGTTCCGTCACACGTTCAGAATGTCCTTGAGTTTCTTTATCTCTAAATTCCAATGCCCGCGCCCAGGCTTTCAAAGTTTGGTTATAGACAAGCGCAGGTTTCAACATGCGGCGAATAGTTAGGATCAATTTGGGGAGTCGGTCTTTATTTACAAATCCATCAACTCCCTCTTCAAAGAATAATTTTTCTGCTTGAACTTCTGAAATCGTGCCCGTGACCAAAACAAAAGGTGTGTCATCCATTCCGAACTCATCCAGAATATCAATGACCTTTTGTGGATTCAAATTCGGCATAGCATAATCACACAGCACCGCATCCCAGGGTTTTGTGTGCAGCGCGTTTCTGACTTCCTTCTCTGTTTCAACGCGTTCAGCTGTCACGTCCCAACCGTGACTTAATTCTCTTTGAATTAGCATTGCGTCATTCACATTGTCCTCCACCAGCAGGACGTGCAGCTCTTCCATCACCGCAGACTTGGAGCCTGGCGCTTGAATAAGAAGAACGTTCCGATCGAACCCACCAAAAGAACAAGCAGGTGGATGATGGTCAGAACGACATTGTCAAATATAGATGGAATGAGTTTCAATCCAGCCTCGATCAGGGTGATGATGATTGGTGCAAGGGCAGCTGCAACTGCATTGGCATATCCCGATAGGTCCACCTTGAACACAACGCTGGCTTTCAAGAGTAACCACGTGGCACCTGAAGTTACGAGGATCAATACAAGCAATCGCCCTTCATTAGGCAAGCCAACGAGCGGATGCACAAAGCCTTGTGCAGCTGCACAACCTGAAAGCAATACTGCTGCCATCAAAGCAACCAGGAAGAAAAGCAAACCACGTTTCATAA